TACGGGCTGCCTTTAACCCATAGGGTTAGGCGCTGCAGGCGCCCCCCAAAGATAACCCAAGTGTTGCCCATAGGCAACGCTTCGCGGTAGGAGAAATAGGTTTATGGCTAAACCAAAGTCTAATGCGTATAAGTTAGCCCCAGAGGCTACCTTATCCGCTCCAGAGGCAAAGAAGCGTCTTATCGCGCTGATTGCCGATGGAGTGACGGTGGAAGACGCTTGCCGCGCAGTCGGCAAGAGCGTCAAGTCATACGAGTATTACAGAACGTCCGATCCTCAGTTTAAAGAAGCGATTGACCTTTCTAGGGTCATCCAAAAAAGAAAAGGCGTCGTAAGTACTGAAGACGCCGAAATCTCGTTTGAAGACTTTCGCGAGAAGTATATGATGAGCAAGACCTTCCCCCATCAACGCAACATTACCTCGTTGCTAGAAGAAGGGGAGCCTGCTTGGCTCCACGGCAATATGACCTACGAAAAGGGATTTCCTAATTACGTCCTGGTCAATATGCCGCCCGAACACGCCAAGAGCATGACAGTCTCCATTGACTATGTAACCTATCGAATTGTCACCAATCCCAACGTTCGTATCAAGTTGGTTTCAAAGACTCAGGCAATGGCTAAAGAATTCCTCTACGCCATCAAGCAAAGACTTACATCACCCCAATGGGCAGAACTTCAAAGGCGCTACGCGCCAGTAGAAGGCTTTAAGGCTACCGCTGAGAAGTGGACAGCCGACACGATTTACCTAGAACGTGAATCGGGTGAAAAAGATCCTACCGTCCAAGCCCTTGGTATCGGTGGACAGATTTACGGCGCACGTGCCGATCTTATTATTTTGGATGACTGCGTCACCCTTGCCAACGCTGGTGAGTATGAAAAGCAGATCCGCTGGATCCAACAGGAAGTACTGACTCGTGTCGGTCCTACTGGAAAGATTCTCGTTGTCGGTACTCGTGTAGATCCAATGGATCTTTACCGCGAGATGCGCAACCCTGAGCGTTACCCAGATAACGTCAGCCCTTGGACATACTTGGCTATGCCAGCAGTCCTAGAATTTAAAGATGATCCAAAAGACTGGATTACCCTCTGGCCTAAGTCAGATCGTCCTTGGGATACTGATACTACCCCAGCAGATAACGATGGACTTTACCCGCGCTGGAATGGCCCGCATCTTCGCCGCCGTCGCGGTTTGATTGACCCAAAGACATGGGCAATGGTTTATCAGCAGCAAGATGTTGAGTCTACTGCCATCTTCTCACCTGAGTGTGTACGCGGTTCTGTCAGCGGTATGCGTGCTATCGGCCCTATCATCCCTGGCGCACCAGGACATCCTGGCAATATCCAATCGCAATATATTGTCGCTGCTATGGATCCAGCCATGTCTGGTGACACCTTCTCTGTCATTATCTCAGGAGATAGAACCACAGGCAAGCGTTACTTGCTAGAGGCATCACGGATGCCAGCACCTACGCCTCAACAGATTCGTGACTTAATTTTTACTTGGACTGAGAAATACAATCCAAAGGTCTGGGTTATTGAGAAGAATGCTTTCCAGTTATTCTTGACTCAAGACGAACAAATCAACAACTTTTTAGCAACACGCGGTATTCGCCTCGTGCAGCACTATACAGGTTCCAACAAAATGGATCTTGAATTCGGTGTTGCCTCTATGGCGCCACTATTCGGCTCGTGCGACAACCAGGGCAAATACATGAAGAATAATCTTCTGGAATTGCCACGAGCCGACAACGAACATATCAAGGCACTGATTGAGCAATTGATTACTTGGTCAGCAGGAACAAAGAATAAGCAAGACGGTCCAATGGCCCTCTGGTTTGCAGAAACTCAGATGCGTGACTATATCAATCAGTCAGGCGCTTACGGCGGATCATTCGTGAAGAATCCATTTGCTTCACGCTATCAGACAATGAACCGCAAGGTTATTAACTTAGAAGAATGGCAACGCACGCAAGAAAAACTTGCGGCTAACGGGGGATACATAAGTGGCAATAGATATTGATGTACTTAGCGTCAAGGTGCGCAAGTTACGAGATAGATTCCATACTCGTGACGCTCGCTACTCTGACCTTATGGCTATTCGCCAAGGCGACATTCAACAGGTATTTCCTGGCGCATTCTCCGAAGAATATCCAAAGCCTATGGTGGCAAACTTTATTGATGTGGCTGCCCGCGATGTAGCGGAAGTTATTGCCCCACTTCCTGCCTTTAACTGCGACACAACAGATTCTATTTCAGATCGTGCAAGAAAGCGTGCCGATAAGCGCACCATGATTGTTGCTGGCTACCGCGACTCTTGCAACCTTCAGACCATGATGTATACAGGTGCTGATCGTTACCTTACCTTTGGTATGTTGCCTTTTATCATTGAGCCTGATTATGAGAACAATCGCCCAATGATTCGCATTGACAACCCAATGAATGCATATCCTGAATTTGACCGTTTTGGCAAGTTGCTCTCATACACCAAGCGCTACCAAAAAACAGTACGCGAACTTATCAATGATTTTCCTGAGTACGAATCACAAATCCGTACACAATACGAGAGTCGCAATTCTGAGCGTATCCTTGAAGTTTATCGCTATCAGGACAAAGAAGAATTAGTTTTGTTTGTTCCTGAAAAGGGCAACCTTGTTCTTGAGCGTGCTAAGAATCTTCTTGATGAACTACCAATTGCTATTGCTATTCGTCCTGGCGTTGACTCTGATGAAAACCAACGTGGACAATTTGACGACATCATGTGGGTACAAGTTGCTCGCGCACGTATGGCAACATTTCAACTTGAAGCGGCACAAAAGTCTGTACAGGCTCCTTTTGCTTTGCCTTCAGATGTAAACGTTATTGAGATTGGTCCAGATGCAACTATCCGCTCTGCCAATCCAGAAAAGATTCGTCGTGTTGGCCTTGAGATTCCTAATGGAATATTTCAAGAGACTAGCGAATTAGATCAAGAACTTCGTGTAGGCTCACGTTACCCACAAGGTCGTCTAGGACAGCAATCAGGTTCTATCGTTACAGGCCGTGGTGTAGAAGCACTTATGGGCGGCTTTGACACACAAGTCAAAACAGCACAAGCAGTATTGGCTGACACATTCCGTCATGTCATGCGCCTATGCTTTAAAATGGATGAACAATTATTTGGTGATGTTGAAAAGGAAGTACGCGGCGTAACCGCTGGCGCACCTTACGAAATTACCTACACACCTAAAAAAGATATTGATGGTGATTACTGGTGTGATGTAAGTTACGGAATGATGGCGGGTCTAGATCCAAACCGCGCATTAGTATTTGGTTTACAGGCTCGTGGAGATAAGTTAATTAGCCGCGACTTTTTGCGTCGTCAGATGCCTTGGGATATGAACGTTACCCAAGAAGAAGAAAAAGTTGAAGTTGAAGAACTGCGTGATTCACTCATGCAAGCAGTTGCATCATACGCAAATGCAATTCCTCAAATGGCAATGCAAGGACAAGATCCAACAAAAGCAATTGTAGCACTCGCTGCCGCAATTAAAGGTCGTCAAAATGGCGATGCTATTGAAGATGTTTTGGCTCAAGCCTTTGCACAACAAGTCTCCCCGCAAGTTGCAGCCCCTGGTCAACCAGGCGAGGCTCCTGGCGGGGAACCTACTCCGCAAGGAATGCCGCAAGGTATGCCACAACCACCGCAAGGTGCAAAATCATCTGCCCTGCAAAATCTACTTGCAGGACTTTCGTCTTCTGGCTCACCGCAATTATCTGCGAATGTAGCCAGACGCTCACCCGCCTAACGTTACGAGTGAGAAAAACAAAACCTATAGGAGAAAATAAATGGCAAAAGTAGCACCAGCCTTTAAGTCTAGCCTGCAATCAGCACCTGTTAAGGTTGCTATGCAAGGTGGACATGGCTCATCAGAAGCAACAACACAAAAGACAAGCATCCAAGATGCTCCTTCAGTTAAGTCAACTGGAAAGTCTGACATTAAGTACACAGTACAGCCTTCTGCAACACGCGGAACAAACCCAGGCGCTAAGTAACCTTCATGCAAGAGGGCGAGCGGATTCCTACTCGTTTTAACAAGTGGGACATGTTTGCCCTTTTTGCTGATCTAATTTCTAATATTTTTATAGCCTTTGCTAATTTTGCAAATGCTCTAACAGGTATGTTTGATACAAAAGCAAGTTTCGTGGAAGATGAAAAACACTTTCACGAGTATGCCGCTCGAACCATTGAGACACTAAACGAGGGAGACTGACTATGCCACAGGCAAATAAGCCAGCAATGTCATCAGGCCCAGGGGCTTTAAGCCGACGCACCGATGGTGGACCAGCATCAAAGCAAGCACAACGTTATATCTCTGGTATGCCTAGTTATGGTGATGGCCAAGACTTAATGAACCTGCAAGCACAAGCACCAATGTCCCAAACACGCATCGGCAGCAATCCACCTTCACCTAGCGCCATGGCGCAAATGGCTCAACAAGGTGGACAGCCACAGCAACAACAAGCACAACCACAACAACCAGTTACACCTTTATCTGCACCTACTCAACGCCCAAATGAGCCAGTAACTACAGGTTCACCACTCGGTGCTGGAGCAGGTCCAGAAGCCATTGGCATTATGCCAGGTCAAGTTACACAAGGTGGACAATCTGCAAAAAATCTTGTGCAGGCTCTTGCTTCAAATCGTGACGCTTCTCCTGAATTGCAGGCCCTTGCCGCTAAATTAGGGAAGTAATTAATGTCATCAATGCAACCGATGCCACAAGTGCAACCTACTGCTCAGGCAAATATTGCTGGTGGACCAAATGTTAATACAGCAAATGACATGGTTCAAGGCAATCAAATGTTTGTTAAGCAAAATCCAGCATTAGCAGCCGTTGGTGTTGCATCTGGAAGTCAAGATACTTTTAATACACTTGCTGCGACTTCGCATATGATTGCAATTGCTAATGCTCTTGATGATCATATTGCCACATACAATTCTAGTACATGGCTTAACAATGCCCTTAAAGATACTAAAGATATTTCTAGTGCGCTTATTCCAAATGCTTTTGAAAAAATGATGGGTGGGATGAATCGGTGAGTAATATTCAACCACTTCCACCAGCCCCTGCTCCAACGCCTGCACCAAATCAAGGTGGTTTTTGGAACGATATTAAAAATCTTCCAGGTGAGGCAGTTAAAGCCGTTACAAATCTTCCAGTTGTTGGAAAAGCAATTGGCACCGCTTTGTCATGGGCTAATAAACCTTTGCAAGAAGTACAAAAAGATTACAAATTTATTCATAGTCTTTACGCCGATCATGGTTTTATTGACGGAACAATTGGTTCCCTTGGCGTACTTGCTGGTGCTGGTATTAGCATTGCTGGCGCACTTGCTGCTCCAGAAACTGGTGGCGCTTCCCTTGCCCTTACCGCTGAAGGTGCCGCACTTGGTGCTGGTATTGGCGAAACTGTTGAACGTAATATCCTTGGTCGTGCTACTCCAGCGTTTAAAGATTCTTTTCAAAAGTCTAACGATCCAAGTTATTTAGTTTCATTTGGTCGTGATACCGCAAACCTTGCAAGTAAAATACCTGGATTTAGTACACTTGCCAATACCGACACAGGTGTTGGACAAATTGTTTCGGGCATCGCAGATGCTTCATTTGATTTTGAAGCAGATCCACTTGCTGTTGCTGGTAAACTTAAAGGACAAATTCGTAATGGTGATAACATTGCCGTTGCTAAAGAAGTAGATCCTACTACTGGCGAAATAAAAACTAGCATTAATCCTCAAACTGGCAAGCCAATTGCTCAGGCTACATTGCCATTTGCTTCTTCTGCAACTGGTCTTCAAAACTTTTTTTTAGCAAATTCAATGGTCGTACATAGTGCTGACCAACTTGACTCAGTTCTTGCTAGTCCTTTTTCAGGCGGTATTAATCGTGCTATTGACGATATTACGGCAAAAGCAAAAGAATCACCAAAGACTGCAATTGCAGATATTACAAATACTTATGGCGTTAAAAACGGTTGGTCTAGGCCAATGGTTAATGCCCTTGCTAATGTAACAAATCGTGAGCAAGTAGTACAAATTTTTAAGCAAGCCATGTATTCCAAAGAACTTGCTGATAATGCAAATCAAGCAACTGCCGAATTAAGATTGCCTAGTAAGTCTGTTGGCAAATTGCTTAGCGAAAAAATTGGCCCAGAGCGTATTAAAAATAGCGCCCAAGGCACAACATTTAACGATCAAGTAAATCTTTTAATTCCTCGCAAATCTGCTGTTACAGATCCAGCAACAGGTGCACCAGTAATTAATCCAACAACAGGTGAACAAGTTTTTAAAATGAATGCACCAGCGTTGTTTAAGCCAGGCAATGGTGCTGTTATGAATGCCCTTGCCGCAAAGGTTCGCACCTTTACAGGTCGTCGTCCACTGTCTTTTGACAAAGATGAAATGGCGTTATCTTCTAAACAAATTGATCTATCTGATCCAAATATTGGTCAAACAATCTACGATATTGCCTACCTTTCAATGCCTCATAAAATTGCCCTTGAGCGTGCTTCAGATTTTCTTACAGCGGCTAATAATGAAGACCGTTTATCTAAACTTCACACATTGCATCAGGAAGTTCTCAAGAACTTTGGTATTGCTGATTCTCAAGCCACACCACTTTTTAGCCAACTTAAAGATGCCTCAGTAGGTTCAGAAGCAGATCATGGCGTTTACGCTGTTAATGGCGGACGTGATGTTGGTACTGTTGACATGAAGCCAGAATACAGTCAAAATCCTAAGTCAATGGCTATTGTTGTAGGTCAACGCTATAAAGGTGCTATGCTTGATCTTAAAGACATTCGCAATACCTTGCGTGAAACTAAGGCTTATGGTGCTTTATATAGCCCCGTAGATGATTTTTTTACTAAGTACACAAACGTAATTTTTGCACCGTTGGCATTGCTTTCTCCAGCCTTTGGTCTTCGTGTGTCTACTGGTGAAGCACTACATCAAGTAATGCGTCGTGGTTTGCCAAGTTACCTTAGCAATGTACTTTCCAATGTTGTTAATAAAATGAGCAAGGCCCATGCTGATCATTATCTTGATAAAACTGCAATGAAACTTACAGAAACAGATAAAGACGCTATTGAGGCTGAACAAGCCGATAGGCTTCCACAAGGCTTAACCTTTAAAACCAAAACTTCCAAAGAAGGAATTAAAGAAGTAACTCCTGCTTTTGGCAAGCCGGGTCAACCATTTTCGGTTCCAGAACAAACAATTATCCGCAACATCCATCAAGTCACAGTACATGATGAAAATGGAAAAGAAATTGCAAACCTTAACTGGCGCATATCTGACGGAGAAATAACCCACATTGGAGTTGATTCAGAATATCAGCGTAAAGGTATTGCCACAAGCATGCTCGCAAAAGCAATTAAAATTGCAAAAGAGCAAAACTTAAAAATACCGCAACACTCCGAAAATTTAACAGAGGCTGGAAAGTTGTGGAAAGAAGCAACAGAAAAGGCTGGTTTAATTACTTCTAACGAAGTTACCGAAGAACTTAACAATAAAGAAAACAGAATTAAAAAGGCTTACGATACAGCCCAAGGCGCCATATCATCTAAGGCTGCTTGGAATAAAGCAGTTAATAATGTTGCCTCTGCGCGTGGAAGATTGCTTCCTGCAGGTTGGGAGCCAGGTAAGTTTTCTAAGTCTCGTCTTGTTTCATATCTTGTTAAAGACAAGATTAAACTTA